ATGCAACAAAGTGGTGCTTCAATGCGTATTTCATCTGCACCTGTTGCTACCTCTACGCAAGTCCGTATGGGCCGTAGAGCTAACTCAAAAACCTTGATTTCTGAATTTGAGTTCTTGAGTTCAATACTGGGTAGTCAAACTTTTGTTACTACTCAGTATTCAATAAATCCAGGGTTATTTAATACCTTTCCTTGGCTATCAGCTATAGCTGATAGATTTGAGTTGTATACTTTTCTCTCATTGGAGTTTCTTTTTGTTACAACTTCGCCAACATCAGTTACAGGTTCTATAGCTATGGCTGTTGATCCTGATGTTGAAGATCCACCACCGACAACAAAACAACAGATGATGACTTTTAATGGCTCTGTTACTGATGTTGCATGGAAGGATATATCTATGCGTGTACCACCGAAATCTAGATTTGCTAAGGATTTGTTTATACGTAGTGGTAGCGTATCTGGTACTGATCAAAAGACTTATGATTTAGGAAATTTTTATATAGCTACTCAAGGTCAAGCTAACGATACTACTCAAGTTGGAGAATTGTATGTTAGAGATAAAGTTGCGTTGATTTCTCCACAGTTAACTAATATTGGTTCTATTACTGGTAGTGTTTATTTTTCTTCTACAGGTGGAACTCCGACAATACCTTTTCCTGCAGCGCATACTAGTTTTTCTTCGTCAGGGTCAATAGTTCCGTCTAGTACCAATACTACTTATACTTTATTGATGCCAGCTGATTCTTCAGTGCAATATTGGATACATGTTGATGAAGCTGGTGATGGAATGTCAGGTGCTACATTTTTAAATAATGGTACAAATTTGATTACGCAAGTTGAAGCTGGCACTGGAACTGATATTATGTTTGCTGGTTTGACTCAAGCAAGTTCAACGGGTATAATAACCTTTATATTGACACCTGGCGGCACTGGTTATACTGATTTAATTACGTCTTTTTATGCTACCATAATACAAAATAATGCTCCTATAACGCCAAGTTCTCTTGGAGTCTTA